ATGACTTTGCAAGCACATTTCAGGGCTTTCGTAGCAGTGGTGGCTTTGTCCGCACCAATTTATGCTGCTTCCGCTCCAATCCTGGCCGATTTCGAGGACGCCGCTGCGGATCCATCAATCGCATTCATGACGAATAATTTCGTATTGCAGGGTGTCTCGTTCTCGCCAAATTGCCACGCCCATATCGCTACTATGCAAGCAAATCCCGATCCATTCTCGATCTTCGACAGTATTCCGGCGGCCGGGGGCAAATGGCTGGGGTTTGACCCGTCTGGCTGCGAGGCGATACATAACGACAGTTATAGTGGGCCAGCAGGTGTTGGTCGGGAAGGAAAAATATTCGTCTCTCTTGCCGGTGGCGGCCAATTTGACCTGATGTCGTTCGATTTTGTGCGCTACTCTGCTGGCCCCGATGGTTTGCAGGTTCAATCGTCGCGCGGTGGCGATTTCACGTTTTTCGGCGCTCACAGTTACCAGAATTTCAGTTTCGCAGGCCCTGAGTGGAGCAATTTGGATTGGGTGGTATTTTCTCAAGAATTTTCGGCGACTTTCTCGGGATTCGACAATCTCGTCCTCAATGCGGATGTCGCACGTGTGCCCGAGCCGGGAAGCAGTGCGGCTTGGCTGGCGCTGATCGTGGCGCTGTGTGCCGCGCGGAAAAAAACAAAGGGGCTGAGTAGCGGTCGTTCAATGAGGAGCCTGTAGACCGTCGACGATGCCGAGCCGGACTGAGGAGCAAGCAGACACAAAAAAAGCCACCTCGAGGGTGGCTTTTTCTAAATTCTTTGGGGTGGCTGATGGGACTCGAACCCACGACAACAGGAATCACAATCCGATGCCCAAAAGAACCTAACTAATTGATTTGAAACGGCTTGCATGTGAATTCGTTGGAAGATGCGAGCCGCTGGAACCCGCATGAAACCGTGCCGTTTTTCGGCATCTTCCAACGTTTATTACCCTTACAAGGCCATCCAAACCGCTTGATACTGGTGAGCGACGAGCTTGGCAATCTCGCTGGCGACGCCCGATAAGACGATGCCGACGAACGCCCATACGGCGCCGAAGAGAAGCGCAGAATAATTGCCGACCATGGCTTTCTTGAGGCGGGCTTCGTTGGCATCGATTGTGGCCCGAAGCGCGCCGGCGTGCGCATCGATTTTGCCGGACAGCTCACGTTCCTTCTGACTGATCTCGGCAAACGCGCCATCCACATCGGAGTCGATGTCCTTGACATAGCGTTCAAGTACCGCGACCCGTCGCTCGAGCACGGCGTTGTTATCGATGGCCGGGCGGGTTCGCATGCGACCCGACATGGTCGCACCGGTAAGAGCTGCGCCCGACATCCCCGAAATAACTGTCGGGAACCCGAGGCCGGCCTTTAGCCAAATCCAGTTCCGACGTAGAATCCCGTCAGCCCCGAATTCTCGGGCGGTCCCCGTCAAGTCGTGCCAAACGACGTATGCGCCCAGGATCTGCAGGAACATGCCCCAGGCACGAAGACGGAAGTCAGATGGCGTACCCGAGACGACTGGCCCGGGCCAGACGAAGATAACAGCGACGGTGATGAGCGCCAAGGCGATGTTCGCCCAGAAGAGCTTGTTCTGGCATGCCCACGCCCATTTGCGCTGGATGAAACCGATGATCGAATTCATGTATTCCTCCTTGTGACCGCAATTATCCAAGGAGGGGCTATTTAGGCCAAGCAAGTTTTTACGAACAGTAAATTCGCTTTTTGTGGCCTTGGCGGCTTATTCTGTTGCGCGCGCCGTCTTCGTTTTGCGCCGGTCGTAGACCTGCTTGACCATGCGCTCGCTGTTGTGTCCGGTCGCGTCGGTGATGGCGTCGTCGCCTTCGTCTACTCGGTCTGTGACTGCAGCGGGCCGCATGTCGGACAGCGTGAACCTGGTGAACGGAATTCCTTCCTCCTCGGCCTTGGTCGCACAGTGCACCATCAGGCGCCGCAGGATCGTGTTGAATCCGCTGACCGTGTAAGGCTGACCATCCGTATTGCCGAACACGTACATGCTTGAGGTGCGCTGCAGGGACACCGCTTCGTCGATCGCGGCGCGCAGATCTGGCGACCACTCAATCAACTTGTGCTTCTGGGCCTGGCCCTTCTTACGCTTGCCCACCGGCAGCCGGACGCCCTGGGGGCCGATCCCTTGCCGCATCAACTGGCGCATTTCGTCCGGCCGGCTCACAGTCAAATAGGCCACTCGCAGACACAGGGCCAGCACCAGGTAGCTGCCGGCGCGCTCGCGTGCGACGCGCATGACCAGCTTGAGCTCGGCCGGTTCCACGTACCTCGTCTTGGCCTTGGTCTTGTTGTACTTGATGCCGCGGCAGGGGTTCGTCTCGAGCAGGCCCTTGCGCCGGCCGAACTCGAGCACCGCCGACAGCAGCGCGATCTCCTTGTTCGCCTTCGCCGGCGCGCCCTCAGCCGCGCGGCCGTCGAGGTACTTGTAGATGTGGACCGGCTTGATCAGGGAGGGTTTGACCTTGCCGAAGCTGCGCAAGATCCGCTTCGCCTCGTACTCGTTTTCCTTCAGGGTGTTGTCGGCCTTGCGTTCCTCGCTGTCTGCGGGCAGGCCGCGCTGCCAGGCGAAGTAGCGCCGAAACAGTTCGTCCGTCTCGCCGGCATCTGGAACCACCCCGTTCAGGATGTTGGCGCGGTCGATCGCTTCGGCCTTGACCCTGGCTACCTCTGCCTTGTCGTCGGCCGGAGCCGTCAGCCGGAACGCCCAGGTGCCACCGGGGAGCTTGTAACCGTAGCTCACCTTGAATTTGCCGATGCGCTCGTAGAGGCGGAACGGCATGCCGTCCGGGGATTGTCGTCGTCCGATCATGTTGCGAACATACTAAAGTCAGGTTCCACGGCCAGATCCTGCAGCGTGGCCGCGCTCGAGGTGCCGCTCATCCTTGCGTCATGATACGCCCGGCTGACTCGGGGGAAGCCGCGGAGGTTCGGCTCGAAGGGCCAGTTGTTCCGATCCAGGTAGCGGCGCATGCACGCAAAGCTGGTCGGGGCGCACCCGATCAGGTCTGCAAGCTCTTCCGCGCTTAGATAATTCATTTTCCTACTTTCCATATTCGGCCGTCCGTTTTTGCAGTGGCGGCGTTGATTCAAATACTGGTCAGCGGCTGCGCGAATGCGCGCATCCGTTGTAATTCACGGGTGCCGGTCAAGGCTAGGCGAACCTTTTGAGGGGGCAGGTGCGGGCATGCGGCTGGCCCAGCGGCTGGCCGCATGCGACGCACCTGCAGGGCCCGCGGGTGATGTAGTGCATCGTGGTCAAGCGCTGAGCTCCGTTCGCCTGCAGTTGCATGCTTTGTCGCCCTGGTGGCAATCCCCGCCGCAGCTGGGCGCGCTACGCCACATGTCGCGCAACTGCAGCCAGATCCTGTATAGCTTCATTTTCATCTCGGGGAGTTGGCCTGCTCGGATTAGAAGAAGGTCCGCATGGCCGTCCACACGACCCATGCTGAGGCAATTGCGATCGACGAAAGCAGCGACGTGCGCCAGCCCGGGTAGCCGGCCCAAACGCCGATAGCGAACCATAGCCCCGGCAGCAGAGCCACGACCGCGACGATGACCTTTCCTGGATACCCGGGGTTTGCGTGCGCGGGAGACGCGGGGCCGTACAGCCCCATCAGGGCGTCATTCGGGCCGAAGATCAGCAGGTACAGCGCGCCGGCGACTAGCAGCGCGGCCAGGGCGGTTTCGATGGCGGGGCGGATCACGAAGCCGCTCCTTCGATGCGCTGCACGCACAGTGCGCCATCCGTCCTGCTGACAATCTGGAACGGCTGGCCTTCCGGCATGGTCTTCGCGAAGTCGAGGAACAGTCCGTGCGCGTACTTGATGCCGTGGATGGTCAGCGTATCGGTGATGAAGTCGTATTGCAGCCAATCGTCCGTCGCCGCCATTGGATCGCTTTCGCTGGCCTCGAGCCCGCTCCGCAGAATCCCCAGCACTGCCGGCAGCGCCAAGCGCCCATTTGGCGCAGCGGCCACCACCCCGGCAAGCATGTCGATCGCCTTGCGCACTGCGCTGGCCAAGCCCGCCTCGTTACAGCCAGCGGAGTGAAGCTGGCCAGCTGGTGCAAAGCATTCGGGGCAGTGGAGCCCGGTAGCGGCAGCTGGGGAGACTGCCCGCGCCGGCGCCGCCTCGGTCCGTGCGGGCATCGAGGCGTGCACAATCTCCCCTGTAGGTGTGAACGAGTTGCCGCATTCACTGCAGCGTACCTGTTCACCTTGAGGGGTGTGGTCCGCAGTGCTGCCGCAGTAGGGGCAGGGAGCGTTCTGCTGTGCGCTCAGGTCGAGATCGTTGGTTTCCATCACGCGGCCTCCCGGTGGCTGCATGCCGGCGCCGGCGGCGGCGTATCGGCGTTAAAGTCGCCCATGACCAGATCGCGCATCAGGTACTCGCGGAACGCGTCGACGCCCCCGTGCTCGATCTCGTGCCTGATCGCCTCGTAGAAGCTCGCCTGGCGCGCTGGCGGGGCCTCGATGACTACGAATCGCCTGTTGCCTATGTCCTCGGGCAGGAAGTCTGGCGAGCTGGACATGAAAACGAAGTTCAACCGGTTCGGGCGGGTACGGGGCGCTTGGCCGGCGTCGGAAACGATGATCGACTCGGCGCTGATGAGTTCCTTCAGGCGTGCGACGTGGCGTGGCGCGACGGGGCCGTCGACGGCGACCAAGCTCGAGGCCGCGACGTACCGGCTAAAGAAACCGTCGTGCAGCTGGCGGGCAGTGATCACGCGGCCGTTGTCCCCGTGCAGCCGGGCAGCGACCCGCTCGAAGAACAGGCTCATCCCTGTGCCGTTGTACCCGTTGATAATGACAGCAGTCGACATCTTCGCGCCCGAGTTGCGGAGCGGGAAGGCCAGCCAACGCAGGACCCACAGGCACAACTGCTCGTCCATGTCGCAGAGGTGCAGCAGCAACGTGCGGATGTTGCCGCAGTGCGGCGGCCGGTAGTCGCTGCGGTCGGCGAACACGTTGAGGATGGCGCGAAGCTTGTATTTGAGTTCTTGTGCGAGATTTTTCACGGGGGCTCCTTGGTGGGTTGCTTAGTTGCGGCTCGATTTCGGGAAGGGCCATGCGTCGGCCGGCTTTGGCGCAGCAGCCGCTTTCGTTGCCGACTTCGATGGCTTGGCCGGCTTCTTCTCTGGCGCGGGTTCAGCAGGTTTGGCAGCCGCCGGCGTAGCCTTGGCCGCAGACTTCGCTTTCTTGGGGGGGGCCTTCGCCGCCGCTTGCGCTTCCTCGGCCGCCCATTCCGCCACCTCGTCGCCGGCATCATCGGCCGCCGGCGTCGCAACTCCCGGCGCCGGCGCCTCAGGAATGATTTCTTCCGGCTGCTGCACCTGGAAGGCACGATCGATGTAAACGTAGCCCAAGCTGTTCGCGGCCTTCTCGAGCAGGCCGACCAGCTCGCCGCGCGGGTGGGGCAGGACGATTTTGGTCAACTCGTCGAGTCGGCCTGGGTAGGCCCGAATGAATTTGACTAGGTCGTCGTACTGCATGTTGGTGGCGTCGATCGGCGTCGGGAACAGTTCTTCGCGCACCTGGTCTGGATCGATCCCCTCATTCCGAGCCATCGCAAGAACGGTCACGAAGCCGTCATCGTCGATGCGACCCTGCCGGACTTTCCAGTAGCCGACCTCCAAATTCGAACCCATCAGGGCGTCGATCAGCAGGAGCTGAATGTCGTACACGCTTGCTTGCTCGATGTATGCGCAGATGGCTTCCTCGTTGTCCGCGTCGAAGTCGTACAGGTCGTGGAGGGAATCGTTCAGGCCTGACTCAAGTACGACGGCTTTCGTATATTCCCTGAGCGATTGCAGGCTCAACCCAGTAGCGCGCGCATGGTGACGCAACCGCTTATATAGGTTGACGCGGTAGTTCGTCTCATCTTCCGCCTGTTTCTCGGCCGCCTTGCGCTCGCGGTCGGCGGCTTCCTGCCGGAGTTGCCGCGAATCTTTTGGCTGCTGGCCAGGGTTCTCGGCGAGTTGGCGCATCCTCGCAGCGTGGCCCTCGACCGTTTCGCACGCGCCAACGGCTTCGAGGGCCGCCTGCACGGCGTCACGTTGATACATTGGCGTAACAGTGCCGTCGTTTTTTTTCACGAACGTGGCCACGGGCGGCAGTTGGTCACCTTTCAGGTATTCCGTCACCGAGCCCTGGTTCTTGGTTGTTGGGGCGTTCCGTTTGAAGTACCACAGCCCCATGTCAGGCGTGACCAGGTCGGCGGTGTGGCTCCAGCGGGACGACAGGGCTACCGCGCCCTCATCCCCTTCGAGGATTGGGATTCCCTTCTGGTTGGCCTGCACGAGTGTGGCCGCATGCTGTGCGGCTTGCTTCTCTGCAAAGCAATCGGGGTCAGTGCAGACGTCTGCACTTACGCCCTGGAAGATCTCGGGCTGGTTGCCTGCGCGTTTGGGGCACTTGGTGCAGGCGCCAGCGCTGCCCAGAAGCTTTGCATCGGTCAGCGCGAAGATCGCCTTGTTGAGATCGAGCGTATAGCGGTCCTGGATGTGCTGCGCGGCTTTGCGATACGACATAGCCTCCTTGGTCCAGGCATCCGGAGCCGTCACTTCAGTGAGTGCGCGGACCTGCAGCGCTGGCACAGGAATCCTTGCGATCAGCAGCGCGGTCGACGCCGAGATCTTCTCGTCGAGGAACTGCTCGCGCACCTCGGGCGTCAGAGCGCACAGCTTGAGGCGGCCGTAGATGTAAGCACGGCTCTTCTTGACCTCGTCGGCCAGCTGGTCGGCGGTGAAGCCGTGCTGCAGCATCAGCAGCTGGTAGCCCTCGGCCTCTTCCATCGGGTGCGGGTCCTCGCGCTGCAGGTTCTCCAGGATGCGGAGCTTGGCTGCGTCGAGGTCCGACAGTATCCGGACCACTGCCGGGATCGTGGTCATGCCGGCGATGATCGAGGCGCGGTAGCGTCGTTCGCCGGCGACGATCTCGAAGCCCTCGGGAGCGTCCTCGGTCGGCGTGACGGGCCGGATCAGAATCGGCTGGGCTACCCCCATCGCCTTGATGCTGGCCGCCAGCTCCTGCAGGGCCAGTTCGTTGAACCGCTTGCGGTTGTCTGGCGACTTGCGGATCCGTGCGAGTTCGTAGTCACCATACAAGCCCGGGCTGGTGAACTGGTCGTCGATGACGATAGATTTTCCTGCTGACGCGACTGCGGAATTGCTCATGGTTGCTCCTGATGAATATTGATGTGTTGTAAGATATGAAACTCAAGACAACTGGAATGACATGGAACCTGCGACAATCCTTGAGGCTGGGAAGTGGCTATTCGTGGCGATCGTGGCCCCGGTGTTCGGCTGGCTCGGCGGTGCTGGGCGCGGCTGGCGTGCGGCCAAACGGCGAAAGAAAGCTCTTATCGACCAGCTGACCGGGTACCCACCGGAGGCCAAGGCCGTACTCATTGATTTCCACTACAACCGCACCCACACACAGCGAGGAGATCCAGGCGCCCCCGCTGTGCTCTTGCTTATGCAGAAGGGCATTCTTCAGGTCGGCCCCGGCGGCGGCACGTATGATGCAATCGATCGATACCTGACCATCCACCCCAAGGTTTGGGAAGTCATGGATGATTGGCTCGTGAGGGACGCGGTTGCCCTGGAGATCATCCGGCAGCGGCTGGCGGAACTGGTCGAGCAACGAGACGAGCCGCTGCCACACTGATTTCTTAGCGCTAAGTTTCATGAGGTCGGGTTAGGGTGTATTAGGGGTGTAAAAGCCGAGCTTCGTGCTCGGGCCCGGGCCGGGCAGGACGACGTCGACAAGCCACGCCGTGAAGCCTTTCTTCGGCTGGTGCTGGGATCGGGCAGGAGGGGAAACTTGGTAGCCCCGGGACCGCATGAGGTCGAACACGCGCAGCATGTCCAGGCGCTTGCCGTCAGCCGAAACCTCGGCAGGTGTGCAGACGTGTGCACTGCAAAACTGCTGCAGCGAGGCGAGGTCGCGTGCGTCCTCGAGCACCTGGTGCAGGTGGCCAGTGCCGAGCGGAGTCGTGCGGGCGCGCGAGTTCGGGGCGCGGGTAGCGACCGCGGCAGTCACTTGGCCACCTGCAGGGGAGTTACGGTAATGCTGCACGGCTCTTCGCCGAACAGATCGGCCGCGTCGATCGCGGCATCAACGCTGCATGCGGCGATCGCGCTGTATCGGACGAACCGTGCTCCGTTGTGCGCTGTGATCTGGAAGGCCTTCATGCCACGCCCCGAGCCGCTGCTATGGCCTTCTTGCGCGCGGGCGACAGGCGGACGCCGGCGGCGCTGGCCGCGTCCACGAAGTCGACGGCGCCCTGATGGAGCGCGTTGGTCAGTGCAAGCGTGTCTGCCGGCACCCGGCCGCCGGGCTCCCAGTCGTCGACGATCCGCGTCTTGCCGTAGAACTTCGCCAGCGCCTGCGCGTGCGTCGTCTTGCCGCATCCGGCCGGACCATAGACAAGGACGCCGGCGTTCTGGCGCGGCATCCCGGCTTTGCTTGTCGTGGGCAATTTCGGAGCTGTTGTTGCGCGCACTTTCGTCTGGAAGGATTTCATCGAAGGCCTTTGAGGTGGGGTTACGGGGTGTCGATAGGAAATTATTACATACGTACTAAAGTTGTTCAATACATTTGTAATGAATTGACGCAAAAAAATAGCCCCGCCTGAGCGGAGCCAGTCGCCAACAGTGAATTTTTGTCGCGGCAGGGGCTGCCTTGGGTCAGATTTGGTCTGTTTCTCGGCGGACGACGCGACCAACGATGATGCATTCGGCGCCGCGGCAAACCCTGCGGCCAAACTTGGGAGCTGGGTTATCGGATGATAAGTACCACTGCCCGCCTTCGCGGATCAAGCGCTTGATGACCGGCTCGCCTTCGTAGTTGACCGCATACACATGGCCGCTGACAGGCGTTGTTTCTGCAGTGTTGATCACGACGAGATCACCCTCGTACAGGGAGGGTTCCATACTTTCGCCCTTCACGTCGACCGCCACCAGTTTCTCGGGAATGAGGCCATTTTTCTCAACCCATCTCGTGGGGATGTCCCACATGCCGCCATCGCGCTGATCTGGTTCGACTTGGAAGCCCTTAATGCCTGCGGACAGCTTGAGCTTGACCTTCCGGATTTTCGTCCTCGAGGGGTGGTCCGGATCGGCGACGAACACGGGCTTGGCACCAGGCAGATCTGACGGCGCAGCAGCTCGGTCAGGCTTGGCGAATGGATCTCCTTTCCCCTGGCTAAGCCAAGCGACACTGACACCGAGTGCGTCTGCAATCTCCGTGATTTTCCGTGAGGTCTGCGTGCGACCTGACTCTAGATGGGCAATGTTGCCCTGGGTGACACCAGCCCGTTCCGCGAGATCGGCTTGGGTGAACTCTGCGCCGTCCCGCTCAGCTTTCTGTGCTCGGGCCCAAATCAGCCGCTCTCTCAGTGTATTCATATCACGATTGTAATAATTTTCCCAATTACAAAGGTATTGTCGTCGTTCAATACGTATGTAATAATGCCTCATGGACATTCAGAACATCACACGTGAGTTGCTCGCCACTGGGCTGACACAGCAAGAGCTGGCAGCCCTCGTCCCCTGCAGTCAGTCGTCGATTGCTGCTTTTCTGAACGGCACGCGAGGTACGAAACCGTCGTTCACGATAGGAAGTCGGCTCCTCAGTCTGCATCGCGAGCGATGCACGCCAGATCGTCGCCGCAAGGACGACCCTCCCTCCGATTAAGTCTTTACACCGTTGGCTCTGGCCGGCCTGCCAAATGCAGACCGAACATTAGTTGCAAACTAAAAATTATTAAACCACCAAGAAAAGGGACTGTTTGTGGATATTAGGCAATCTTACCTCGCGATGATCAAGGCATTCCCCGGCGGGTGGGCAGCGATGGTGGGCGCCCTCGGCATGAGCCGCGACGCCTTGGAAAACAGGATCTATGAGCGCAAGGGGCAGGGCGTGCTGGTCGAGACTGCCCTGCAGCTGCAGAAGTTCTCGGGCACCACGTTCTTCGCTGAAGCGATCGCGGTCGAGAGCGGCGGAACCTTCCTCAAGCTGCCGGACATCGATGCTGAAAACGAAGACCTGATGAAGAAATTCAACCAGCTGTACGCCGAGCTGGGGACGTTCTCGCGCAATTTCATGCTGGCGACGGCTGACGACAAGATCGACGCCCGCGAGCGCGCCACGCTCGAGGCCGACGCGGCGCGGATGCACAAGGTGCTGGCCGAGTTGGCCGCCTTGATGTTCCGGATTTACACGCCGCAGCCGTCCGCGGAGGCCGCATGACTGCGCCGCGCAAGGGTCCCAAAGCCGGCAGCCGCGCTTACCTGGCGCTTGTTCAGCTGCACAAGGATGGTGGCCAGGCCGACACGATGAAGTGGATGCAGGCAGCGGGCTGGGCCGAGTCGGCGGGGCATTTCGGCCGGGTGGTCGTGAAGCCGTTGCTCCAGTTCCGTCTCGTGATCAGCCGCGGCACTGTGCTGGCACTCACCGACAGCGGCCTGACGTTCCTGGGGGCGACTGGCGCCGTGCCGATGCCTGAACCGGTTATCACGCCGCCAGCGTATGTGGCGCCAATTCGCGCACTGTCGATCCGACACCGCCCGGCCGTGCGGGTGATCCGTGCCGGCGCGTTCGAATACCGCGATATTCCGTCGCTGCAGGCGGATAAGCGCACCCCATTTCAAAGCAGCCTGCAGGTGGGTATCGGATGAGCGAAGTTGGTCAGGTAGTAGCGCAGATGGTGGCGCATGACATGCCACCACTGCCGCCAAATCACCCTATCCTCGATGGCAAGTACAAGCGCTTCGGCCCTCAGAAGAAGGCGTGGTACATCCTCCGCGAAATGAAGCTCCGATCCGGCCGCGCCGTAGTGACGGGCGCGTTCGGCTTCTTCCAGGGCGAGAACCGCAACACGGTCTCGGTGACGGTCGACATGGAGGCGATGTCCGAGGAAGAGAAGACCGAGTACGTGCGCCAGCAGCGGGCGGTAGAAAAGGCTGAGGCAGAAAAGCGCGAAAACGCGGCCCGGATGGCGGCCAACCGTGCGCGCGACCAGTGGTCGAAGGCGATGCGCGATACCACCACCCATCCGTACCTGTTGCGCAAGCAGGTTCCGGGCGAGGGGGTGCGCATCAGCGTTGACGGCAAACTGCTGATTCCGCTGATGCGCGACGGCCAGCTGGCCGGCCTGCAGAAGATCGATGCGGACGGCGGCAAGATGCTCAACAAGGATATGGACGCGGTCGGCGTCATGCACGTCCTTGGCTCGCTTGTCGGTGCGCCCGTCATCGGCGTAGGTGAGGGCTACGCGACCTGCGCCAGTGCGCGGATCAGCGTCGCCCCTGACTACGATCTGCCGGTGGCGGTGGCGCTCAATGCGGGCAACCTGGTGAACGTCGCCAAGTCGCTGCGGCGCGATTATCCCGAGGCGCATCTGCTTTTTCTCTCGGACGACGATTACCTGTTGACCCAACGATTCACCGAGCGCTTGCGCGAGGAATTTAAGGTCTCCGCGCCGGTGCCGATCGACGGTGCCACGCACAAGGTGGCCTCGGACGACGGGGAGCCGGTCGAGGTCACCGCCTGGTGGCGCACCGACCCGCAAGGGATCGACTACATCGAGGCTGACATGCGGCGCGGTCGCCTCATGCGCCAGTACACGTACAAGAACGCCGGAGTGGCCAGCTGCCACGCCGCGGCCAAGGCGGTAGGCAATGCATCCGTCGTGAAGCCGCTGTTCGCCGACCGGGCCGGGCGCAAGCTGACCGACTTCAACGACCTTCATGTCGAGGAAGGGCTCGAGAAAGTAGCGGCCCAGATCGGTCTTGCCATCCTCGCTGCGGAGCAGCGCAAGACCGGTTCTCCCGCCCCCTCTCCAGTGGAGGCGGCGCCAGAGGCTGGGCCGCCTCCGACCGCTTCCGTCCCGCAGGAATCCCCCCCGCCCCCTGATGCGGAGCAGCCGCGCGCGAGCGCGACAGAAGAGCCGCCGGAAGAATTCGCAGCGCGATTCGATGAGGAATCGAACGGCTGCACGTATGAAGGCACGGGCGAAATGCCTACTGCCGCACCGGCCGGCGAGCGCTCCGCGCCGGGGGGCGGGGGAGACGAGGACACGGCCCGCAAGAAGGACAAGCCCAAAAAGGTCTACGGGCAGGCGCACTGGGATCAGGTCGACGACGTGCTCGAGAACTTCATCCTGATCTACGGTGAAGACCTGGTGTGGGACTGCCGGCAGCGCATGCTGATGAAGGTGTCGGCCATGCGTACGATCGTCGCGAACAACGACGTGATGAAGTTCTGGTCCGGCGATGCTCGCAAGTGGGTGCTCAAGAAGAACATCGTATTCGATCCAACTGAGACGCCCAGCCCGGCCGCCAGTGGCCCGACCGCGACTGTGAACCTGTTCAGCGGCTGGAAGATGAAGCCGAAAAAGGGTGACTGCATGCAGATCCGCGTGCTGCTTTCGCACCTGTGCGACGGCAACGAAGAGCTGGAGACGTGGATCCTGCGCTGGCTGGCCTATCCGTTGCGCAACCCGGGCGCGAAGATGGAAACCTCAATCATCATGCACGGCGACGAGGGCTCGGGCAAAAACTTCTTCTTCGAGAAGGTGGTAAAGGCCATCTATGGCGAGTACGGCTATGTCATCGGCAATGCGCAGCTGGAGTCGAACTTCAATGACTGGGCCTCGATGAAGCTGTTCATGGTGGCCGACGAAGTGGTCACCCGTGCAGAGCTCAAACAGATGAAGGGCAAGCTCAAGTACCTGGTGTCGGGCGACACGGTGATCGTCAACCCGAAGGGCCTGCCCGAGCACAGCGAAGCGAACCAGATGAACTTCGTGTTCCTGTCGAACGAGCTGCAGCCGCTCGCCCTGGACAAGACCGACCGGCGCTACCTGGTGGTGTGGACGCCGCCAGCACTGTCGAAAGAGTTCTACGAGGGTGTGTGGGAAGAGATTAAGGCAGGCGGCATCGGGGCCTTCTACCACTACCTGGTGCACGAGCTGGACATGGGTGACTTCAACGAACACACGAAGCCGCTGTACAACGAGGCGAAGGACAACCTGATCGAGAAGAGCCTGGCGCCGGCCGAGCGCTTCTACCGCGATTGGTCGCGCGGGCTGCTGCCGCTGCCGTTCGTCACCTGCGCGGTACAGCAGCTGTACGACGCCTTTCAGGTGTGGTGCAACCGTTCGGGCGAATCGAAGTACACCTCGCTGACCATTTTCAGCCCGTCCGTCGAGCGCTATGCCGGCGCGACGCTGCACAAGAAAGCCATCCTGTACGAGTACGGCGAGAAGGTGAAGCAGCGCTATGTGTTCCTGGTGGGCGAGCACCCGCCCGGCAAGACCCTGCGCGAGTGGGCAGAGGCCGCCAGTTCGGTGTTCGAGACCGAGTTGAAGGCGTACCGGCATCGCGGCAGCGGTCATGTGGAGGGTTAACCGTCAACATCCGAGCAAGTGTCAACGTGCGTAAGTATTTGAACGGAAAGGGAATATTGGCGGTGTTGAGGGTATTGAGGCTTTTTTGAGGCTCCACGCGCACGCGGAAGCGCAAAGAAGGCAAGCCAGAAGAGTAAGCGGAGGAATTAAATTCAACTCGATTTCAATTTAACCCTCAATAGTCTCAATACTGTCAATAAAGATAATGAAAACAAAAGGTTAGACGTGTTGACAGTATGTTGAGGATGTTGAGGGTTTGCGCAGGAGAAACAAAATAACCAAAACGGGGAGGTGCGGTGGCGAAGGGGAGCATGCGGGAGCAAATGCCGGTCACGGCGGCATGGATCGATGAGCTGCGCCAGGCATTCGGCAAGGAATCGATCGATGGGCAGATTAGAAAGGCGATGCGGGGTGAGCCGGTGTTCTTCGCCAGCGAGAACGGGGAGACGGTGGGGACGCCAATACCGAGGGGAGTGAAGGTGGTGAAGGATGGGCGGGGCAACCCGTGCATCGTGGTGGACGGGGATGGCAACAGATTTCGACATGTGGACGGCGAAGACCGTCCGGAACTGAAAGGGGCGAATTGATGGGGGAAGCAGCAGTGGAACTTGAGCACGAGGCAATCTTCGAGAATGCAGGGCAGGCGGTGCACGTCGCCTTCCTGATCATGGCCCAGGAGGCGACGCAGGACGCGCCGCTGCGCAAGGCGATCATCCGGGTGATGGAGTCGATCAAACTGGCGCCGAACCAGCGCCACTGGCTCGACCAGCTGCGCGGCGCTGGCGGCGGCTCGGTGAACTTCGCCGGCCTGAGCGGCGACGAGATCCGCGCGCAGTGCGCGATGATCACCCAGGCGGTGAAGACCAAGCTGCCGAACGTGGAGATGTGGGTGCTGCAGGCGAAGTACGGACAGACAGACTTTGAGGATGTGGCCGACGAGCAGGGCGACCAAGAAGTGGCAGCGGTCGAACAAGCGCAGGCCGATGTGCAGGCAGCGCGCGAAAAGCTCGAGCAGGCGCGTGGCGAGCTGACCGCAGCGGCAGACGCAATCCGCCGTGCAACCGGCTGGCCAGGTGGAAGCTCGTCAGAGCGCCGGCAATGGGATGGTGCCCGCGAAAGCGTGCGCGAACTGGAGGCGGCGGTCGTGGTTGCGGAGTCCAGACAGCAGGCCGCCCAGGTGGCGCTGAGTCAGAGGGGCGCATGCCGGATACTCAACAACGGACCACAGCCAAAGCGCGAAGGCGTGCAGGTCCGGCGCCGTTTCGCGTTCTCTGCGGAGCGGATCGCGGCGATCCAAGGGCTATCGGACTGGTTCGCGCCGATGTTCCCGCGGATTAAGCCATTCGCAATCGACTGCATGCTGGGCCGGATGTTCGCCAGGCACAAGAAGATCGATATCAGCGCACGCGAACTGGCTGACCAGTTCGGCGGCAGCCACATGAAGTACGTGCGTGCAGCCTTCAAGATGAAGAATCACGTGCGCATCCTGGAAGAAAAGGCGATTGCTCGGCTTGAGACGATCTTCGCCATGCAGGGAGTGACGCCCGGCCCAATGCCCGGTGATACACCGCGCATGATGCGTCAATTGGAGCAGTACGAACAGGCCGAGTCTGCGCGGGTGAAAATAATGCGTTGACGAAAGTGTTCCAACAGGTATATATTTTCGTCAATCTCGAAGTCACTGTATCCAAAGCCCGCACATGCGGGCTTTTTGCGTTTCTGGACCGTGGTCTCAGCGTTGGCCCTGCCAGCGCTTTCGCCCTGCTTGCCACCTCGGCGCGCGGGGCATTTTTTATTCGGCCATCGCGTGAGCATGGCGGCGTTGGGCGATAACGTTAAGCGCTGGGATTCTCAACGGCGAAAGGTGGTGATCCTGTCTCGATCCGCAGCATAGCGGGGGATACACACAGTTGTCCGTTCGCCCGGGTAGCCGGGCTTTTTTATTCGCAGCAGCACACGAGCATCTTAGACGGCCCGCCCACCAACCTCAAGCGTTTGCTGGACGGTTCACCGGGCGACGTTGTGGATCAGTGCAGGCGTCTGCACAAGGGAGCGTGCATGGCTGGTGTACAGATCAGGGGCGTGCCCGAACTGCTCAGGCGGTTGGATGACATGGGTCGGCAGCAAGCGCCGTTCGCCATCGCAAGGGCGATGACCTTGACGGTGCGCCAGGCGAAGACGGCAGAGGAAGCGCACATCCTGTCGGTGTTCGACAAGCCAACGCCATTCACTCAGCGCGCGGTCACATTCAGTGGCGCAACGAAGAAGAACCTGCAGGCGTCGGTGTTCATCAAGGACGTGCAGGCGAAGTACCTGGAGGCCGAGGCCGAAGGCGGCCGCCGCCAGTTCAAGTCGTTTGAGCAGCAGTTCGCGGACGGCGGGCCGGTGCAGGTTGCGCTGCCTGGGCGCGGCGTCGCACTCAACCAGTACGGCAACCTCACCAAGGCGAAGATCAAGAAGATCGCCGCCGACGTGAATAGCTCCGGCAAGGCGAAGCGCTTCTTCTCGGGCAAGCCCAAGGGGCACGCG